ACATATGGACTGTCCGATGAAGGTACTCTCATATCCGATATTCGTACATATGCGGATAATAAACAAGCTTTAACACCAACTCCCACAATTGAAGAACGCATCGCGAGTGTAGAGGTATTGCGTCAAACGCCTATATGGGGTGATGACATCATTAAAATTGTATTGGATTACGATAACGATAACAACGTTCCAGCATATACATCAATCCTAACTGGATATTTAACCGGTATTCTCGGTGCGATACCAACACTCAAGTATAGACTGAATGCTCTAAAAGGGGGTATAAATGGGGTACTTGATAATTTACCCACAACCGCTCAGGATCGCGACCCAATCATGTTGGGTATAGCCACTTCATATGCATGGAGTGATGAAGCGTTTGGTATCATAAACGAATTGCGCGAATTCAAACCAGAAACTGACGCAACTTACATAGACGAATTAAAACAAAAAGGAATTGAAGAAGGCGTCCCTAACATGACGGGGTACACCCAATTCGACCAAAATAACGTCATAGATGGAATAATTTCACTGAATCTGTGGGGAGAAAAGTACTACGATTTGAATGGTTTGCGACAAATTGCACCTGGTTTCATAGGGGAGCAAAATGTGATAACTGCGTTAGTGGATTATCTCACTCAACTTGGTGGTCAGCAAAGTGTGATAAACGATCTCAATAATATTCCCAATATCACAGATACAACAGAACGAGCCGCAGCTGTAGCCGGATTAGAGGCACGGGAAGGAATTTGGGGTGAGACGCAGTTATTGTTATTACAACAATTATATATAGTAGGCTCTGAAGACCACGGTGCCGTAGTCGATGGTCTAGTTAGTTACCTAAACATTTTAGCTGCTACAATATATAATCCAACAGCGCTGCCACCGACTGGATTATTGGTCGATATTTATACACAAACTGGTGCACACCTACAAAATTCTCCTGAAAAGAAGGCTGCATGGGGAGGATACTTCTACTATTTGTTGGAAGCTTTGAAAGACCCATTGATTACTGAAGCAAAAGTAACCGACAACGTCACCAAACTCACGACGTATGTAAACAACACGTCGTTGTCAGAAACTAGGAATACCAATCTCAAGTTCCTAATCTCACAGCTCACTGTGGCTTACCCAGAATCCATTTTCAACAAGTGGGTTCGAGCTAAGAAGAATGTACCCCTCATGTACTCAAAGCAGAAAACAACAACACTCGATTGTGATGGTACACAAATTCTAGACAAGACGACAGGTTCAAATATGTTTCTGTCAGCATCTTTACCAAACTTGTATCATAAACGCTCCCCAAACTTCCGTAACATCAATATGTATAGCTTTGCTTTGTATCCGGATGAGTTAAGGCCATCGGGTCACCTCAATTTTAGTACGATAAAGGATGCGAGAGTCACCATGGAACTCGAGTACGATGGAAGACATGGAACGTTCGACTTCGATGATAATTATATTGAAGTTTTCGGGGTTGAACCAATATATTTTCCCAAGCAGGTTATAATCATAGCAAAAAGTTACAATATGATGATAATCAGGAATGGAGAAGCTCGAATTATTTATTAAACAGAGTTGTTCTATTTGATGCGATATAATCGATGATGTTATTCTTGATACACCATTTGATGAAATTCAACTGCGCCAGTGTTGTCTGAATTTCGTGAGATGTACTCGGAACTTTATACGTAAACTTCTCCGATCGACAGAATGGATCAAAAAGTTTTTTACTGTACCCATCAAGACTTGACTTGTACGCACAATGGACTGTGAAGAGTTTTCCATCATTCGTCTTGAATGAAGTATTGTTTTTCTTTGCATAGTTCGTGATAAACCATTCCAGATTTCGAAGTGAAATACCACTCGATTTATCTAGAACAGACATCAATTTAGTTCGGTTCTTTTCGTCGTCATAGAAGGTGTTTATGGATGATAGTAGAATACCGGATTTACTCATTACCAATCATGGTATTCAAATCTATAAGCTCTTTTGAAACCTCACAACCTGGACACCCCTTGACATACATCTGATCGGGACCATGTATATGACTATTTGTTCTAGGAATTACCCGAAACTCACCACGATTGGTATTTTTCGTATGATGTCTACAGAAACCGTTATACACAGCCTTGTATGGACATCTTCGACCATCATTTTTGATCCCTTTACATATCGACCCTGTGAAAGGTTCTGGTATATCTTTCAAAAGTAACTCAGCTGAAATTCCATGCTTCTTTGAGATGATATCGACATATTCATTCATCATCGCAACAAGTCGTTGACTGACTTCTTCATCGATGAGATCACCAATTTTCTCGTAGAGACTCATTCCTTGTTATTTCTTTGCTCGTAATTTTTAAATAGGTCTTGGATGGAGTCTTGCTTCTTCGTTCTCGATTCTTTAATCCTCTCTCGCAATTCTGCAACTTTCCCCGTATCTTCTAGACCTAGTCTCTTACACTCTTCGACGAGTTGTTCCTTCTTCATGGTACTCAAAGCTGGTCCCAACTTTTTCTTCACTGGTCGATGTTGTTCGATAATCTCACCGAAAATCTCCTGCTTCGTGTTTTCGAACAGTGGATCGAGAAGATCACAAACCGGGTTCAGAAACTTATTCTCGAAGTAGTACAGGTAATCCACTGGGATATTATTCTCCTCGACGTACTTGGGATCTTCTGATTTTTCAAAAGCCCTAGCCTTTGGATTTTCAGTCTTTGTGAGGAGATATGGTACACGATCCCCAGATTGTGGCTCTGACCCGGGTTTACGCTGTCGCATCTTGACCACAACCTGAACATGTGATTGGTTGATATCTACACTGTTCGGACTTGTGATCGATACAGGCATACCATTGACTTTGTAAGTATCTGATAGTGACTGGCTCAAAACGAGCTTATCATTCGGAACATCACCAGTGAGTAACTCGATCGCTCGCTCCCTGGCGAGTTCTTTTGGTGGCCCTGGATCGTTTGATGTGAGGACGACATCGAGAAGTTCTTTACAAACCTCCCTCACGTGTGGTGTATTATCTCTGCGAACAACTTGAAGTCCCTTGATGTCTATGTAGTCCATGTGCATATTCCCATCTTTCCCCTGTGTCCAAAGTTTGGCGGCATATCTCTTCTTCGAATACAAAAAATAAGGCCAATATACTTTCTCGAGTTCCAAGTTGTTAGGCTTCTTGAAGAGGGCACTACACTCTTCGGCGGCTCTTTCACCAATTTCCCAACTATACTTGACAGCTTCTTCTCCGGTGCGATCACCAACATCAAACTCCACCATGACGGAATCTGTGTCACCATACCTAACCTTGGCACCGGGAAAGTTCTTCTCAACGTAGTTCTTAGTCTCCTCGATCATCTCACGACCACGACATGTCGTAGTTGATGCGATCGGAACGCATGGAAGAATTCCCTTACCAGCACCAGTAAAACCATACACAGAGTTCATAGAGACTTTGTATGCCAACTGCTTACCGTTGTATACCTCCTTCATACCACCAGTCGCAGCCGCCATGTCCCTCTTTGCCTTTTTACGAAACTGCTTGAGCTCTAGAAGAATACTGGGTAAGAGACTAGGAACATCTTGGGCAAACTTGTAGGTTTTGTGACCAATCTTGAATGTTTCGTATTTTATCCCAGGTATATTCCCATAACGCCTTTCATCCATGACATATGTCGAATAGCATAGATTATGGGCCATCATGATCGAGGGATATAGTGCTTCGAAATCTAGGGCTGTGATCGGGGTATAGTAGGCACCCTTTTGTGCGTCGAGTACGGTCGCACCTTCATAAGGTTCTTCTGGGAGAGAGCCGTACTTGATCGTCGGTACCATGTATCCCAATTCACGAGCCTTCTTCGTGAGCTGACTGAAGACTTTGATTTGCTGCCCCCTTTCAACCAAGAAACACAGGGGTACCCATGTCGCCTTCGCCATCTCCAGGAGGTTCAGGAGTGTACACAACTTCTTCATGAGTTTGTGTGGAAGAAGAGTATCCTTGATACAATACTCCGCAACTTCACCCAATTTTTTGGGATCACCTTCCAGATATCGAGCAAACATTTCTTTTGGGGGCATGTCGATTTTTTGGTCTCCAAGGTACAGTTTCGAGACCTCATTCAATTTGTACGAATCGAGTTTGTACCCCTTCTTCACTTCGTGGAACATATCGAAGATGAAACGTCCGGACATTGGGAGAAGTTTTAGGAAGTTATCACCTAGAGCACTCGAACTCAACTTTTTCAATAAAAGTTCAGTCGGAGTATCACGCAACTTACCCAAATTGTAAAACGATGAAGAACATTTCGTAAACATCGCTCGCTTGTAGATATACTCAAGATCGAAACCAAAAATATTCCAACCAGTGATGATGTCTACATCCTTTTTTTGAATGTATTTCTGAAAGGCTTCGAGCATTTCACGTTCCGTTTCGAAACTTACCACACCCGGACCTTCTGTTTTCTTGTAACATAGACAAACTTTCTCATATGGTTCATCGCTCCCAAATGTACAAAGTGAAATTGCAATCTGAAAACAAGCATCACCGGGAATGTCTGCATCTGGAAACTTTCCAGTTGAACTATTACACTCGATATCAACAGATGCCACTACGAAGGGGGCAATGTCATCGCGATCCACTGGTTTAAGCGTTGTCCAGTCGTTACACCAGAGATCAATATCCACATTAGCGAGATGGGATCGTACACATTCAGGTCCAGTATCAAGCCACCCAGTCGACTGAATTCCCGTTCGGTGCATTAACCTCAGGACAGGGTCTAGGTTAGATTCATAAACATGATATTGTTTGAATGAATCGTTATACATGAAAACAGAATTCACCTTCCGACGATCTGCGAGGGTCTTGAAGTTTAGGCGCATGTACGCAAACTTCTCATTATTTTGAAATCCCCAAACATCTTTCTGTTGTGTGAGACTATAACTCGTCACGTGATCTGGGCGGAGTTTTTCGAGATCATTGTACAGAAGCCTTACCTCTTGTTGGGTTGTACCACGGGGTAACTTCACAAAGAAGTAGGGTTCAAACACTGTCGTCACACAGACAGATTTACCATCTTCAGTTTTACCCAAAATACTGATAAGATGTTCGTCATCCGTGTCTCTCGCCTCCCATGTCAGGGCCTGAAATATCACCATATGTTTATAATGAGCCAAAATTTTAATATCATTTACTAATAAATGTCTGCCGCTTTAATTGAGCTTGTGTCGGTGGGCGCCCAGGATGTCTACATCACGGGTGACCCCCAGGTCAGCTTCTTCCGTCAGAACTACAAACGCTACACCAACTTCGCCATGAAGCCTGAGCGCCTGGACTACATCGGTACTTTCGGTGCGAACAACGAGGTTACCATTCCCATTCGCTCGAAGGGTGATCTCATGAGCTACATTTGGATAGAGGATACCCTCATCTCGAACGTGATGACTAACGATGACGGTTTATTTTCCGCCGGTGCCTCCAGCCCCACTGAATTTCAGCTGTGGATTGGTGGTCAGAAGGTGTCTCAGCTCGATTCTCTCTACATCCAAGGTGTACACAACCCTCTCATGCGCGACTCCGCCGCCAAAGCTTCTTTCGCTACGACCACAAACACCCGTAAGGAGAACCACTCCGGAAACTACTACATGATTCCCTTCTTCTTTGGTGAAGACTGGACGAAGTGTCTCCCCCTCGTGGCGCTCCAGTACCACGATGTCGAGATTCGTGTGAAGTGCCGTGATGGTTACACTCCCACTGGTACCCCCAAGGTCTACGGCAACTACATCTATCTGGATACCGATGAGCGTAAATTCTTCACGGACAACGAGCATGAACTTCTCATCACCCAAACCCAGTACCAACTGGCATCTAACACCGATACCGAGATTGATCTCACATACTTCAACCACCCAGTAAAGTCGCTCCACGTCGTCTCTGGTAACGCCACTGGTAGCACATGGGGAGAGGAGTACAACTTCGACACTTCCTCACTCTACATTAACGGTACGGCCCTCTTCGAAAACACCTCTAACGTGTACCACCACGATGTCATCCCCGAGATGCACTGCACCGATCTCCCAGACAACATTCTCGACGATCTCCCCGTCTACTCGTGGCCTTTCTGTCTCACCATGAGCAAGATGCAGCCCACAGGTTCCCTGAACTTCTCTCGTATTGACAACGCCAAGCTCGTCCTTACCAACCCCACGGGTGGTAACCATCTCCATCGGGTCTATGCGGTCAACTATAACATTCTCCGTGTGAAGAATGGTATGGCTGGTGTCGCTTTCGGTAATTAATTCCAATTTTCAATTAGTAT